GACAACTTCGAGCTTTCATGAAGCTCGAGTTGTGATTCTCTTACTCCCAGATTTACTAGGTGTAAGAGGACCTTTGTCAAGGGGTCGCCCATCATGACGCCCCTTGTCATTACGACCCGCCTCAGGGTACCTGAGACGGGTTCGCCAATTTCGCTGAATACTCCAGTTCCATGGAATTCAACGAATCTTGGGGTAAATAGTGTTCTCACTATCTTCCTCAATCCTTTTGGAATGCCAGATATTGACATCCAAAAGTCTGCTATGAGCCTACCTATTTAGTGACTCATAGCATCTGTGGCGCAGGTGTAATCCGTACTGCCTGCCCACACGTCCTCGTAGGTCACAGTAACTGTGTCCTATGAGTTAGATTTTATCCGTTCCTTATGGTAAACGGAGAAAATTAGATCTTCAAACTCCTTCGTAAAGAAGGAATTGTAGAGTCTCCAGGGGTGGTCCGATTGGGCCATCCCGGAGTAGCTGCTCGGGAAAGCCTTCTTGAGAACTTCCGAGCAGAGTTTGTTCACAAGGTCTAAAACCACCTTGAGAGCAATACGTCCCTTCGTCACCATGCGTGATTTCGAAGGTTCGTTCACACAGGATAGCCTGACTACAGTCATGTCCATCCTGTCAGTTTTACAGATGATATCTAAACATCTATAAAACAACTGTTCCCCTTCCGTCAGTTTTCTGTCCGGAAGTGGAATTTCCTCTAACGTATCTAAGTTTCTTAGACACGTTAGGGTATGTCCAGCGACGATATTTCTCGCCGCTTCGACACCTCCTCCGTCTGCGACTAATTCTTCGTAGGCGGCGGTACTAGCAACGTGAACCTGCGCGCTTGTCGCAAGTCCCGTTGTTGCATACTTGGGTATCCTCTTTAAGAGTTATCCAAGTATCCTTGATACCAATGCGAGCCCTTCTCGAGGGACATCCACTGGTGTCGTAGTAGTCTAAAGGAATTTCCATTTAGTCTACTATTGAACAATAGGTGGCGGTGTACCCGCACCTCTTGTTTAACCGAGGATCGACTATAAATAAGTCGAATCCTCGATATCATCCACCTTAGCCTCGTAGAACGTTTAGTGGATGAAGTCAGTGAGGCGGTATTTCCGCTGCTCACTGACTTAACGG